GGGTAATGATACTTTCTTCCAAAATAATCATAACTTAAAGTTTTTGTTGGAACACTGGGAATTGTTGTCGCCCTTACATGATAATCTGTAAATTCTCCACCAAATGGAAAAGTTCCAGTTATTCTAAAACGATTAGATCTGGTACCACCATTAAAATTATCTTTAAAATTAATGAGCATATTATTCCTTACTGGTTATAATTATCCTCAATTTTTAAATAATCAAAAGTGAGAGTTGCACTAAATCCAACAAATCCAACTTCTGCCATATTTAAATTAATTTCTCCGATTACTGATGGCCAGCATTTATACAAATAAATTGTTTTTATTGTTTCTCCATTCAATCCAAGCTGTTCTACGCGCCAAGTAGTTTGTAAAGTTCTATAACTAAAATCGTTATTTATTACTTCGTGCGTGTAATGGCCGTCCATATTTTCGGACCACCTATGAAGGGCTCTCCACAAATTTCTGGTATTGTTGTCATCATAAATGCCAACAGCCCATGTAGCATACATGCGGTCTCCTGCATAAGTAATCTGCCTACCCCTATAAGGAACAACGATTGTGTTTACTTGTGTAGCTGGTAAAGATGACGAAACCATTTTAAAGGAAGCATCATCTTGATCTGGTCTGCCTATAATAGAGGTAGGCCACAATGGATAAACTCTAAATCTGTTGGCTCTCGTACCACCATTAAACCCATCCTTAAAATTGATTATGGAATTAGTATTGGGCATTATTGTGTAAGAGTTACGGTTACTCCCAGACTTTCAATAGACAATATCGGTTTAATGACTACTTGCATAGTCAGAGCAGTTCCGTTATTAGTATTATTAGAATCGTTACAGATAATTTGAGTCTGTGTGGTATCGATAAACTGAGCAAATGGATCTAAACCAGTTTGTATTTCAGCAGTAACTTGAGCTCTGGTTTGGGCATTATTAATTTTGTACAGATATTTCAAACCAATATCATTTAGCAGTTTAGTCAAATCAGTTTTAAGATTTGCAGGTCCAATTCTATTTTCAGACAAGATCGTTGCATTAGCAGTAGCTCCAGTCAAATCTGAACCTAAGAAGTTTTGAGATGCATTTACAAAAAAGTTTACTCTATTAGTTCTTAACGTAGTTTTTAATGCGCTATTCCAATCTATAGAACCTATGGTAATTTTTCCATTTAAAATCGTAGATAAATCGATACCGGCAACTGTTAGGTATAATTTATTTTGATTTTTAGAACGATTAAAGAATCCAGCTACATCAACTACGGAAGGTAGATTATATGTTATCTGACTATTAGCCAACAATGTTGTGGTATCTACATCAGAAACAGTCTTTATACCACGAACATTAAATATTCTATTTGCTACGGTTGATCCTGTAACTAAACTAGAGCCACCGGAACCAAACAAAGTAGCATAATCTGCCATCGTTAACCCCAATCCAGTAAATCCACTGGAACCATTTAAAGTGGTATAAATGCTTGGGAAAATTCCTACAGTATATGGTTGAGTTATCAACCATTGAGATAAAGACGCTCCAGCTTCCTGAGCAACTACAGCATCAAGATAATTTTCATTTTCTGTGACGTATTGATCGAAGCCTGTGGTATTTGGTACAATAACTAAATTTCCACCGTAAGCCAAATAATTTAAAGCAAACAAAAAGTCTGTTCCATTTGTGAGCGGAGTAATTTTTGTTAATGTGGAACTTGCAATTAATCCATCATTTTTAAAAAATGCAAAAGTGTATCCACCAGAATTTCCAGTAACTATGGCACCACTTATTCCACTTAATTGATTTAAATCAAAAACTAAATCTTGTGGATTCGTGTAGACAATATACTGGGCTGCGGTGTCTCCAATTGGAGTACTTCTATTTACTCTACTATAAATCAGCCAACCAAATAAACCTCCGGGATTTGCAGTGGGGCCAACAGAAGGATTGAATGTAAATCCATTATTGTATGTGCTACCTAAAATCGCACCACATATTAATGGATTTACTGCGGTTTCAGTAGAAAACTGGTTTGTGCTGATAAAAGAGCTAAATTTACCTTCGTCGGGCATATTTGTATCCTATCTCGTTTAATTATTTAGTAATTTAGGTAGGATACCAAACCACACCACCCTGAACAAATTCCTCCCCATCGTCATCATTTTTTTGATTTGGGACAAATAAAATATTATCATCTTCTGGTTTTAATGCTTCTTCATAATTGTATTTGGCTTGCTCTATCAAATCGGCAAAATAATCCTGTCTGGTCAACCAAGCAAAAAATACCAGAGTCATTACCAAATCGTCTGTTTGGCCGTCCTCTGCCTTATAGGTGTTGGATTTGGAGACAAATGCCATTAATTCTGAAATAATTCGTTCATCATTTACTAAAATTTTATCTTCTTCTATTAGTCTTTTCAAAATGGCACAGCCAATTTTTTTAGTTTGGGCGGTGGTTCTGATACCCATTTCATTTTTTCCAACGCCACCAAAACCCTGTGACAAAATTTGTCCTTTTCTGCCCAAAACTTTTGTCATAAGAACATTATCATATTCTAGATCAGAATGGAGTATATTTGATACTTGGCCCCCCAAATCGTTGGTTTCAATCAACACATAAGCATTGTTATATGCTTTTGCGGCATTTAATATGACTGTAGGAAAATTAAAAGGACTTATGGTATTATTCCTATACGAAGCCACTACTTTATACGGGGCACTATTTGCTTCAATAATTGTAAAAGCAGAATAGTCGGAACCCTGGCCTCTAGAAACATCTGCTTGCAAAAAGTATGTTTTATCTTTTTCTGGTGTCTGGTAAACTCTATAGCCATCGGCATTTTCACTTATTGGTTCCTCTGGAGCTAATACATTTAATTTGGTTGAAGAAATTAAGGTATTTGAAGATCCTAAAAAGCTACAGCCATATTCCTGTTCAAATTGTTCTGGACTTGTGTTTGCTATTTGCTCTGCTGCCCATTCATCATTTCTCTTTGGACCACCCGGAGTAATTGGTACATCTCTCCAACTTACCTCTACAGGAACAAATTTATTCTTTAGTTTGTGTCCTTCTGGTCTGTTTGCGTCAACCCAAAGTTTGTGAAAATGGTTCATTCCATTTGGAGTAGAAACAATAATTAATTTTGTAGTAGTACCAGCAGAAATGGTTGGATATGTTGATGAGTAAAATTCTTCTGCTATATGGGAAGGTAAGAATGCATATTCGTCCAATAGAAGTAAGTTATAAGAACCACCACGGATGGCAGAAGATGAGGTTGCATCACAAACGACCCTGGAGCCATTTTCTAATTTAAAACTCGTCTTATTCCATTCTAAAACTCCTTGTTGGAGGAATTGTGGTAAATTTTCATAGGCAAGTTGTAATTTTGCAAACAATTCATCTTTTGCTGTTTTTAATTTATTTGCCAAAATGGCAACATTAACACTTTGATTAAAAGTTACGTAGTGGCAGATGTAGCCTATTACCGAGGTAGATTTACCAGATTGCCGTGGCCACTTAGAAATTACAAATCTATTATCGTGTATGTTTTGAACAAATTTTTCTTGATAATCATATAATTTAAAAGGCATTACACCTTTATCAAGAGTTTTGACTTTTACATATTTACTACAAAAATAAACTGGATCTTTGGCACACTTAATGTATTCATCCAGTTCTTCTTTTGTATACTGTAGCTCAACACCGGGTGGTTTGAGTTTAGGGTTATTTCTATACCCTTGGTTATTCTTGTTTTGGCTCATTATTCACAACCTCTGCATCTATAATTTTTTCCGTGCTTCTTTCTTTGTTTAATAAATTTTGAAGATCTTTAGTCGATCCAACAAATACGGAATTATTTGTTTGTTGTATTTTTGTCGGTGAATTTGCGGTAGTGTCCTTGGCTTTTTTATGAACATCTAAAACGTTGTTATTTAAATCTGCCATTGTTTTTAACAATATTGCGACAACCTCAAATGCTCTCGGACTATCAGATTCTGTGGCAACTCTTAATGCAGACTCTAATGCCAAATTTCCGTTTCCAATTAAATCTTTTAAATTTCCCCTTACAAGTTCATAATCTTTTTGAAAAGATTCTGCATCAAAAGTACCACCTTGTAGATTTTTACTTGGTGTATTTGGGGTTATGTCGTTTACATTAAATAGTTTGCTTAAATTTTTGTTTATATTCATTTTTAATTCCAAACAATTTCACCACCGCCACTTGCTCCGGTAATTCCAGTAGCATTTTGTATCTTACCAAAAATCCAAGTTTTAGCCAAAAACTGAAATGAGGCTATATTTAATCTTCTACTAGAAAAATCACCATCATATCTTTCTGATAGGTTATTATTAACCAATACAATTGGAATATTTACATTTTGCTGAACCGCATTAAAGTCTAATGTTATTGTATGGTCGGGAACAAAATAAGGCATTATTTGTTCAACAATCTGTAACATATCGTCTGTGTGTCTAGTGTAAACGAATAAGTTAAATGAAACGTTGACTGGTATTTGAGATTCTATTGCTGAACCTGTTGGGCAACTATCACCTAAAGTATCGTTTCTAGAAAATCTACCTACTCTACGACCGCTATCCATTACTATACTATTAACATTAAAACTAATAATTGGAACCTGTAATTCTATTCTCGTTCCAGTTGTAATAGAAGATGGCTGAAGCAATCTTTGAATAAATTTTTCTTGTGGAGAATAGTGAATTGGAACTCTAATATTTTTAACATTTCCTGTTGTTGGATCTACATGCCCAACTTCAAGATTAGAAAAAAGAGAACCAAATGCTACTACTAGTTTTCTTAAGTTTTGATTGTAAAAATAACCAAACATTTTAGTTATGCTCCACCAGAGCAACCTCCATCATTAAAGGGATCATTTGGATCAAAACCGTAAGAATTTCCTTCAGTTTGAAGGATGTCATTTATTCCATAAGTTGTACCTAGATTATTAGCAATTGGAATAATTGTTGTTCCAGAAAGTCCTGCAGTAGTAGAAGTATATGGCGAATTTATTGCACTGTTGTTTGTGGCAATTCTTTCGTAACTGTATGTGAAGAGTTCGGCTGTAATTTGGTATGAATACAATTTACCTAGTGGATAAAGAGGATTTTCGTGTTCTACAAAGTTGATTTCAAACAAAGATTTTGAAAGGGGAAAATAAATTAAATCGCCTTCTCTTGGTCTTGTAATAGTGTTATCTATATCAGTTATCTCTTCTTTAAATCTTCTTCTTGCCAATAATAATGATATTTTATCCTTTATCTCAAGCCCAAATTGGGTAATAACATCAGTGCCGTCAAATCCTTTATATGATTGAATATACATTTCAACCATATAAGATTTTTCAAATGAAGATGCTGGATCTTCTCCAAAAATTTTATCTATGTTAAAGTATTTTCTTGGAACATAATAACAGTCTTGACCAACGCCTTGGATTAGTTCAACGGTTATATCTTCAACCAAATTTTGTTCTGGTCCATAAGAAGTTAGATTGATATAGGGATTTGTCGCCATATTATCCTATTAGTGGATCTGGTGGAAGTTCTTGTGTTTTAGTTAGAAGAATTTCAATTGCCTCTAGTTCTCTTGCGGCTTCTTGCATCATAGCAGGAGCATTTAATTGGGCTCCGCCCGGAAGTGGCATCCCAGAAAACTTTATTAAATTTTGAGCCCATTGTTTTTTCAAAACTGCAGCATAGTGTCTTTGAAATATACGATCTCCCCATGCTCTTGGATAATAATCTGGATTAACTTCGACATAGGCTTCGATCATCAAATAGTTTCCTTGTTCTAATTTTGATGCCTGAGTTTCTAAAAATAATCTATTTGTT